AAGATCATTGTCATAGAATTTATGCTGGTAAAGAGAGAACAAATGAAAATGAGGTGACAATCACCACATGGCAGTCTGTTTATAATCTAGATAAAACTTTCTTTGCAGATTATGATGTCATCATAGGTGATGAAGCACATCTTTTCAAGAGTAAGTCTCTTGTTAATATCATGGATAAGTTACATCATGCCAAGTATAGATTTGGGTTTACAGGAACTTTAGATGGCACACAGACCCATAAGTGGGTGTTAGAGGGGTTGTTTGGTCCTTCATACAAAGTCATTCAAACTAAAGAATTAATAGAGAAAGGACATCTATCTGAGTTAGATATACAGTGTTTAGTTTTAAAACATACACCCAAGAAGTTTGAAACTTATGAAGATGAGATACAATACCTGATTGGAAATGAAAAAAGAAACAATTTCATATCTAAACTAGCAGTTGATTTAAAAGGAAACACTCTGATACTCTACAGTAGAGTGGAGTCTCATGGAAGGATACTTTTTGATATGATAAATAATTTTGTGACCAGTGATAGAAAAGTATTTTTCATTCATGGTGGTGTAGATGCTGAAGACAGGGAGAAGGTGAGAGAGATAACTGAACAAGAAAACAATGCAATCATCGTAGCTTCTTATGGAACTTTCTCTACAGGCATCAATATTAGGAGGTTACACAACGTTATTTTTGCTTCTCCGTCTAAGTCAAGAGTCAGAAATCTCCAGTCTATTGGAAGAGTTCTACGAAGAGGAAAAGACAAAGTAAAAGCAAAACTCTATGATATTGCTGATGACTTAACAAGTGGAGCAAGAAAAAATTACACCCTAAACCATTTCATTGAAAGAGTCAAGATTTATGCCCAAGAGCAATTCAACTATGAAATCTTAACAATAGACATCAAGGAGAATAAAAAATGATAGAAGATGATTTTTATGCTACAATTAAATTAAAAACTGGGGAAGAATTATTTGCAAGAGTATCTGCCAGTGATGAAGAGGATAGAATAGTTCTCCTAGTATCACACCCTATTATTATAGAACAAGTAAAGATAAAGAACTCCTTACATTGCTATAAGTTTGAACCTTGGTTGAAATCCTCCAATGAGGATCTATTCATCATCAATTTAGATGATGTCCTTACTTTGACTGAATCAGATAATATTGAAATGATAATGTTCTATCAAGATTATGTTAGAAAAATGAATCAAATCAATCATACTAAATTAGATAAAAAGATGGGGTATCTAACTACAGTAAGAGATGCCAAGGAGATATTAGAGAAGTTATATAAATCAAGCTCTAACTAACCTTTAAACCTCACAAAGGTAATTGTACACAGTATTCTCATACTTGTCAAGTACTTTGTTATCTGTTATACTTAATGGTATGGCAAAGCAGTAATACTTATGGCTACACGTAGAAAAAGATCAGAACACTATGTTAATAATAAGGAGTTCCTTGCTGCCTTAGAAGTTTATATTGCTCAAGTAAATAGAGCAAAGTTGAATGATAAAGAACCTCCACAGATACCAAGATATATTGGAGAGTGTTTTTTAAAGATAGCAAATCATTTATCCTATAAACCAAACTTTGTAAACTACATGTTTAAGGATGATATGATATGTGATGGCATTGAAAATTGTGTTAGATATATTCATAACTTTAATCCTGAGAAAAGTAAAAATCCATTTGCATACTTTACTCAGATCATTTATTATGCTTTCTTGAGAAGAATATCACAAGAGAAAAAACAATTAGAGATAAAGAATAAGATACTAGAGAAATCTAATTTTGATGAGGTGTTTGATTCAAATGACCTTGACGCATCTAACTATTCAGACTATAATTCTATTAAGGATGCTGTACATTCAAAATTACGTAATTAATGAAGATAGCAATAATTACTGATCAGCACTTTGGTTGTCGCAAAAATTCAAAACTTTTTCATGATTACTTCTTGAGGTTTTATGAAGATGTTTTCTTTCCAACTTTAGAAAAGGAAGGCATCACAACCATAGTGGACATGGGTGATACCTTTGATAGTCGCAAAGGAATTGACTTTTGTGCGCTTACTTGGGCAAAAGAAAATTATTATAATAGACTCCAGAAAATGGGGATTGAAATTCATAGTATAGTTGGTAATCATACAGCATATTATAAGAATACTAATGATATCAATGCTATAAATTTATTGTTGCGTGAATATGCTAATGTAAAAATATATTCTGAAACTACTCCTATAGAAATAGATAATTTAAGTATTCTTCTAGTTCCTTGGATTAATCCAGAGAATGAAAAGAAAACTATGGCAATGATTGAGCAATCAAGATCTCCTGTTGTTATGGGACATCTAGAACTTCATGGATTTAAAGTAAATGATTATGTTGTAATGGAACATGGAACAAACATAGATCCATTTGCTAAATTTGATAGAGTATACTCAGGTCATTTTCATACAAGATCTAGTCAAAATAATATTCATTATCTTGGTAGTCCATATGAAATGTATTGGAATGATTGGAATGATACTAGAGGATTTCATTTATTTGATACAGAAACTTTAGAACATACTCCTATCAATAATCCTTATAATATATTTGAAAAAGTATTTTATGAAGATACACCATTTCAAACATTTGATACTAGAGGATTTGAAGATAAGATAGTCAAAGTTATTGTAAGAAAGAAATCAGATATAGGTCAGTTTGAGAGATTCATTGATAAAATATATTCAGCAAATGTAGCAGAGTTGAAGATAGTAGAAAACTTTGATTTCAGTGGATGGTATGATACTAGTGAGACTGGATATGAATCAGAGGATACTCTCTCAATACTTAACAGATATATTGATGATTCAGAAGTGAGTTTAGATAAGTCTCTAATTACAAAGATGGTAGATGAAATATATCGTGAAGCATGTGAGGTAGTATAATGTATATTTTAACAATTAAAGGAAAAGAAAAGAATGGAGCTTACTCTGTAGTTGATGAAGAGAATGAAAATGTTTTGTATATGTTTATTGAAAAAGATGATGCAACTAGATTTGCATTACAACTGGAGGACTTAGATTACCCAAAGATGAGAGTTATGGAGATAGAGGATGAGATGATGATTAGAACATGTGAAATGCATGGTCACAAGTATGCTGTCATCACACCAAATGATATAGTGGTTCCCCCTGATGAGGGAGGTGAATATGATTTTATTTAAAAAGATATCTTGGAAAAACTTCCTGAGTACAGGAAATCATATGATTAATGTTGACCTAGATCAAAACTCTACAACTTTAATCATAGGTTCTAATGGCACAGGTAAATCTACAATCTTAGATGCATTGACATTTGTATTATATGGTAGACCTTTTAGAAAGATTAGTAAAAGTCAATTAGTAAATGCTACAAATGAAAAGGATTGTTTAGTTGAGATTGAATTATCTGTTAATAAAACTGATTGGAAAATAATTAGAGGATTCAAACCTAGTATATTTAAAATTACTAGGAATGGTGAAGATTTAGATCAGTCATCTTCACAATTAGATCAACAGAAGTGGTTGGAAAAGAATGTTCTTAAGATGAACTATAAATCTTTTACTCAAATTGTTATATTAGGATCTAGTACATTTGTTCCATTCATGCAATTACAATCTACTAGCAGAAGAGAAGTGGTAGAAGATCTATTAGATATTAAGATATTCTCATCAATGAATACTCTGATAAAGGAAAAAATTCGTGGTGTTAAAGAAGAGTTGAAGACTTTTGAGTTGAAGAAAGAATCTCTTAAAGATAAAGTTGAAATGCAACAGAATTTTATTGATGAGGTAGAAACTAGAGGTAAAGAGGATATTAAAGATAAGGAAGATAAGATATCATCATTGATGGAAGAGACAGATAATTATGTCTCAATAAATGAAGAGTATGAGAGCAAAGTAACAGATCTTTTAAAAGAACAAGAGAAAGTTACAGGAGCAAGTGATAAACTATTAAAGTTGAATAATATCAAAGGAAAGTTAACACAAAAGGTATCAACCCTTACAAAAGAGCACAAGTTTTTTACAGACAATAGTGTTTGCCCTACCTGTACACAGACAATTCAAGAAGACTTTAGAATAAATAAGGTGAATGATGTTCAATCTAAAGCACAGGAATTGAAGTCTGGTTTTCAAGAACTAGAGCAAACAATTCAATCAGAACAACAAAGAGAACAACAATTCACTGCAGTTTCAAAGGAGATTACTAAACTCACACATGGCATTTCTAAAAACAATACTAGAGTATCTGGATGTCAACGACAGATCAGGGATTTGGAACAGGAAGTTCAGAGACTTACCTCCCAAATTGCAAACAGAAATACTGAAAAAGAAAAACTTGAAGAGTTTAGAACCAACTTGCAA